ATCTTCATCATCCATGAAAATGATGTCATCGACTTCCCAGATTCCGTAAATATTGAATGTTTTCCATTGAACTTCGATCGATTCGTTAAAGGTATGATCAACGAAATCTTCGAATGTGAACATTGAAGACATATGGTCCTTAACGTACTGAGCATACTCAGTAACATAATGTTCCATTTCTGCAACAGCGACTTCGTCATAGTCGTCACCAGAGACATCAATAGCTCTGATATATTCTTTAGGAATAGCAACAGGAACGATAAATCGTTCTACGATATCGCAATTCTTTTTTTCGTACTCAATCGCTACTGCGTGTCCTACCTCAAGTTTGACTTCATCGTCCTCATAATTAGCCATTTGCAGCTTCCTTTTCAGTTGTTTGTGTTGCTGCGGTCTTTACGACCTCAGCAACGTGTTGACGAACAGCATTAATAATTGACTGTGCGAGTGTCTGCATTGCTGCGTCTGCAATGACGTGCTCATCTTGAGCATTTTGCTTTCGTTGAGTTGTTTCTTCGTACAGTTCAACTAGTTTTTTAACATTATCTGGAAGATTGACAATATCATGTTCAACATTATCGACTCCAATTTTTGTTATTGGTTCTACCTTTTTCATTTCTTCTCCTTATCTCCAAACATATCAAGTAGTTGTATTTGCTTTGTTGGAGTATTATCAGTTTTATTTACTTTTGGGTCTTTGTTTGATGGATTGGGTTTCGTGTTAAGTTTTAATCCTTGAGAACCGTCATTGCGGTTCTCAATTCGTAACGTTCTCAACCACGTCAAATAGACAACCCTACCCGTTCCTTCACTGTTTCTTGTCTTACCAAACTGTAATGCTATTTCACCAGCTGCTCTCATTGATTCTGTTCTAAGAATTGTCACAAGAACGTCTGTTGTGTTAATCTTACTAATACCACCAGCAATGTGACTGTGATCATGTGTCGTTGCCTTAACAGATTCTCTATTTAACTGTGAAGCTGTAATTCCAATCATATCATAGTCAACAAGAATCTCACGAAGTTCTTCTGATGAGTGTTTGTCCTTTGTAAAAAAATCACCAGCATTGACGTGTTCGTCTGGCGACATTAGGTCAAGATAGTCGACAATTAAAACATCAGGAATATAACCACGTTTAAGTTCAAACTCTTTAAGAAACGACCTAATATGTGATGGTTTTGTTGACGAAGGCATCTTCTCGATGACCAGCCGAAGAGAATCCTTCATCTGTCGTATCTTTTCCATTGCCTCCGTCATTCTTGTCATCATTTGGAATGACGGTATTCCTGTTGCTATCGAGGTTGTCCTCTTATAAACCACGGGTACACCAAGTTCAAGAGTGATGTAAAGAACCTTCAATCCTTGTTCAGCATATCGAACAGCAAGGTTTGTTAGAACAACAGATTTTCCAGCACCGGAATTACCTGCAACAATTAGAAGTTCTTGTCTGTTTAGACCTCCTTCAAGGATCTCATCAAACTCTGTCCAAAGAGTTGGATATGGTTTGTACGATTCAAACGTCTTGGTTAGATAGCTTGCGTCTTCTGTAAAGTCGACACCAGCATTTCTATGTAAAGATACAAGTAACGCATCTGAAATTAGTGAACGGATCTTACCATAATCGCCCTTTTCTAGGTACGCTGGAGAAGCGAAGATTGCTTCTTCGATTGCACAATCACGACAGAACGTTTCAATCTCTGTAGCACAATAATCAATTTGGTCACGAGTTAATATGTGCTTTGTTAACTTGACATCCGTTTCGGCAAAAATCTGTTCAAGTGATGGAACTGTACTGTAATCTTTATAGTACTTTTCTATAAACTTGACAATGTTGCGAAATTCAGGATTGAAGTATTGAGGTCTAACAATACCAAGACATAGTGCATAAACATCTGGTGATGATATTAGATACTCTATAAGTAGTTTTTGCTTTTCTGACTGCATATTACTCCTACCGTAATTAGATATTATACGATAGAATCTTTTGGGTTACAACGTACCAAATCTGATTGGTGGGTAAATTTGCTTGATTAGTTCTGGTTGAACGAATAATTCAGCATCTTCTTGATATGTCAATATCGCTGTTTGTGCAGTTGTGATTGTTGACATGGGCACAATATGGATAAAATCCTTATCTATTGTTGCATATGGAAACTTTCCAAGCAGGATATTAACCTGTTCAAGTGGATATGGAATAGGTCCAGGTAAGAATGCTCCAGTAAAATAGAACGGGGCATATTGTGCAATACTAAGAGAGTTAATAATTGACTCTATATTTGCTGTTCTAACTCGATATGATCTTCCGTTAATTAGAACTATTTCCGTATCGCCCCATGGTGATGCAAGTGACGATAGTGTTGAAAATGGGACATTAGTCGATACAAGCGGAGAAGCATCGATGGGTGATAGGAACTGCATTGTTATGGTAACGTTTGCAAGTAGTTCTCGTGTTGCAATTGTTAGTTGACCTGTCGTTGAGATTTGTTGTGCAACGACAGGTGATGCTACTGGAACGATTGCCGATCGTGGAGGTGCTGTAGATCTGGCAACACATTGTGCTAATCCTTCTTCAGAATCATTGAATGTAAGTTCAACAGAATTTGGATCAATATACACAATCGATAATGGTTCAATTTCAATAAGATCGTCACCAACAAACTTATAAGCATACACAGCTGGGTTTACCCCAAGATTGTGTCGAATACTCCATGTGGTTGCGGGCCGTCCTTGTTCGTGAGTGAACAGAAGCTTTCTTGGACTCCAATCTTGTAAGCCAACTGCAAGTGGTGTTGGCTTTCCTGTCTGATATCCAAGCTTCCGTCCTGTCTTAATCAATGTCCCCTTACAACTTTGCGTAATGATACAATGAGTGAACACCTCGAACCCTGTTTTGTTTTCAGTTAATTCAAGAGTCCGCTTGCATGTATCACACGTAAAGACTATAACGGCCATGTTAACTCATTATGATTGATTTAGCAGAACCCGATGGGGGAAGTTGTAATCCTGAAACGTTCTCAAGATACATCATCTCTAGGTCCTTTGCGATTGATTGTGGTTCACAGGCTACAGCGTGTCTGTAAATATTATTCTTTCCTTCCATGTTGCTGACAATATATGGCATAAATCCAACTCCAAGCTTGTTTGGTCCTGCTGCTTGTGTGATAATTAGACGAACGCTCTCAAGAACCCATACGTCATTAATGACTGCATTAACTTTACCAATTATTTCTTCGCCACTGATCATTTTGAATGATTTGATCTCCATTATGTTCTCCTTATGGTGTTGTATAGTTTATAGTACTCAGGATATGTGTCCTGTCGTATTGCGTAAAATTTGTTAATTCCAAATATTAGTATCTCAGCACCACTCTGTATCCCTTCGTCAAGTGCTGTCGAGATATATGTATATGACACAAGCTCAGACAATAATTTCCGTATTGACACATCGTCAGTTTGTTCAATTAGGTGTTGAAATGTATGACGATATTCTTGTGACGTACTCGTTACTGTTTCATTGTAAAGATATTTGTACCCATTCGTCGGGAACACATAGTAGGATGCTTGATCACATTGTGAAACATATGATCCATTTGCAACAATTGCTCGTTGATAAATGTTTGGAATTCCATGTTGGTCAATAAAAGCACGATTGAACGATTCTATAAACGCATCGTTCTTATTGCGGTGTCGTACTTTAACTTCGCGAAATATGGAACTATCAAAAGGGAGTCCTTTGACCAAAGGAAGCCCCTTTGACTCACAGATAAACTGTTGGCAACATTGTTGGACTGTAGAAAGAAACTTTGAAGTCTCTTGTTGTTCTAAAAGTTCAGTAAACCGCATCTATATATTTATGTTATTGCGGACTAATCGTGGTGTTCTCCGTTTTGGGCTAACGTATTAAGTTTCTTGCACCTTTACATTACGAGAGAGCTTTTCGATCGTCTCGTTAGCTTCTGCAACAAGTTTTGGAACAATATATAACGGACTACGTTGTATATCATCAATCAGGTAACAGAAGTCGACCTGAAGTTGATACAATGCAGTCTTTGTTACAGTAAGATCCTTATGAACGGTTCGTGCTGCACGACCCATTCCTTGCGTTGCCTTCGCAAACGCATGGTTCAAGAATGTAACGATTTGTGGAATATCCAGTTCCTGCTTTTCCTGCTTTTGCCTTTCAGCCATTTTATCCTCTTTACAGAGTAGTTGAACAAAGTGCTTTATTTGGTAAAGCACGCTTCTACAGTTGACGGGTCTAACGTCTCCTCTAGATCATCGAGGATATCATAGATGTCCTCGTAGATTACTGGTTCGTTAACAAACTTGTCGGCATGTTTCTCGAGAAATCGAAACAGTTGGATTTCTGTGTAGGCAACAATAGCATGTTTTTGATCATCGGTCATTTATTGTCCTTTTTATTAGACTTATATTACTACTTGAAGATCACGTGTGTAACCTTATCATATACCATCTTAGGTATAGATGAGTACACAAGCTGGACAAATGTCACCCATTTTGTTTGTTTATCGTCATAGTTCTTTAGAGCAAGTTCAATTGTTTCGCGTTGTGGCTCAAGAATCGAGACGATCTCTTCATACTGTTTCTTAGATACAGAAGGTGTTGTAAGGAGAACGAATTCTTCCAGATGCTCAACTTTCTTTGTCTCGGGTGTTTCTGTCATTAGTGGTTCAATTTTCATGTTATCCCTTGACGCGTTTTTCAACATAATCAGCAATCTCTTCGAACGTACTACCACCATCGTTTAGTTCTGCTAGAAACTCCTGCCTTCTGGAATCAAGACCACATTTAGCGAGCTGTTTCGTCGAAAGTAGATCTCCACCTTTACTTTCTGATGCGTCACTTGGATCCATAATCTCTCTTAACACACCGAGACAGCAGTATCCTTGGAAGTTTTTAAGTTCGCCTGTTGTTTGTTCATATTGTCCTGACCGTAGTGCCTTAATCCATTTTTTCTTCCACGATGTAATCATTGTTCGAACTCCTCGTTCATTTTGTTAAAGTACCATTCTCTTGTTCGAGTATTAACAACCTTGACAACGTCTTTCCATTCAAACCCGTTGCCTTCAATTGTATCTGTCTCTTCCTTGAGAATATCGTTGGCAACCCACTTCATGAATTTACCCATGTTCTGTGGGATGTGTGGTGACTGATCTTCATTAACCAGCCAATTTAGTCCCTGTCGAAGTCGACCCTCAGGGAGGATTACATCAACGCAGGCATTAATGTTGTTAACCTTTTCGATGTCAACACTTGCAACTTTTGTGACTTTCGTCACACTATGTTTCTGACCTTTCGTCTTAAACCACAAGTGTGTATTTTCTGGTCGTTCAGCACAAATCCAAACGATTCCCTCACCAATACCAGTGAATCCAAAGTGTTTTGTCCACGGACATTCTTGTTCAACGTCCAGAGTTAACTTTTCCAAAGTTGGCGATGCTTGTTCTGGATTCTTGAAGTCTATATCAATTGTAAATGGTTGCACTTCATAAATGTTGTAGATTGATGCACTATGATTGTGAACGTTTGTTTGAATTGGTGCATAAACACCATCGATAACATATGCAAACAATACCCATTGCTTTGGTAAATTTGATAATCCAACCCCTTTCTGTATATTTCCACCAATCCATTCACCATACAATGTAATATCGTTCTCTTTGGTTCCAAGTAGGTCAAATAGCCCATGTAGAATCGATTCTGGTATTTGGAAAATAAATCTTGCAAATCCGTGATTGTCATTGTCAATATCAAGGATTCGTTCCCTTGACTGAGGCTGAATTTTGTCGTGAAAACGACGAAGACCAGCATTGGTCCCATGTAGTTTTGGTGATCCAATGAACGTGAGTGTAGGAATTAAATGCGGTGATGAGATACGATTGAAGTCGTCACGAACACATTTAACAACTGTTCTATATTGCTCGATACTTGGGAACTTGTTCATTTTACTATTATCTCTTGTTGGACTTAGTTTGCATTGTTAAGACTCGTAATCTTTTCATCATCTTCTATTATACGTTGGTCTTATAAAAATTTCAACGTTGACTACCCTTCAGAAGAAAAGTATAATAATCAAAGAGTAAGAAAACTAAAAAACCAAAAACGACCAGGAATAAATATCTCAACTATGAAATACAGACAGAAAAAAGTCCACATGAAAGTGGCATACGAATATTCAAAACTTTCGTACTGTGAAGATAAAAAGGTTGGCTGCGTGATTGTAAAGAATGACAACATTATCAGTATCGGCTATAATGGTACTTCTCCTGGAGAACCTAATTGCTGTGAAGATAAACATGGAAACACTCTTCCTGACGTTATTCACGCTGAAGAAAATGCCATTATAAAACTAGCAAAGACTACTGGTGGAGCCCTTGACGCTTCATTATTCACAACATATGCTCCTTGCTTGGCGTGCTCACGTCTAATTGCAAATTCAGGAATTACCTCTGTTTACTATTTCGAGTATAACTCAAAACATCCAGAAGGCAGCGAATACCTTGAAAAACGAGGTCTCTGGGTTGAACAAATTCTAATCGACTAACAATAACAAAAGGAATTAGTATGGTCATGGCTGACAACGGGGATTCTTTGACTTCTAACGTGTACGAATCCAAAGACAGGCAAGTAACAGTATTTAAAGATCCATTTTCACAGGAAGTTTGGTCATCAACGTATCGTGATCATAATGATATAACAGTTGATGATACGACGTATCGAGTAGCGAAAGCAGCAGCAAGTATGGAAACCACTCAAGAACTTCAGGAAGAGTGGACAGAAAAGTTCTATGATATGCTGTCCGAATTCAAGTGTACCGCTGGTGGACGAATTTATGCTAATGCCGGTACGGAATGGAAGGGGACCACGTTAATGAACTGTTATGTTGGCCCTCGTGTCTCAGAAGATCCTGATTCTCTCGATGGTATTCTAACACATCTTCGTCATCAAGCACAAACTTTAAAGTCAGAAGGTGGATGGGGTGAAAACTTTAGCTATATTCGTCCAAGAGGTTCTTTTATTCATGGCATTGGCGTTGAGACGCCAGGTGCTGTGAAATATATGGAACTATTCGATAAGTCATCAGATGTAATAACATCCGGCTCAGGAAGAAAGAGTGCGAATAAGAAAGCTAAAGGAAAAATCCGCAAAGGTGCAATGATGGGTGTTCTTGATGTGTGGCACCCAGATGTGGTTGAGTTTATCACAGCAAAACAACAACCTGGTCGTCTAACAAAGTTTAACCTTTCTGTAAATTGTACAGACGAGTTTATGGATCGTGTTTCGAACATCCAAAAACTACAAGCATTTGCAGATCGAAACGTTCCTGGATATAATCAATACGGAAAACAAGAAGTTGAAGAGAAGATTGCTGAACTAGATGAATGGGATCTTATTTTTCCCGATACGAACCATCCAGCTCATAAAACAGATTGGGATGGTAATATCAAGAAATGGACAGATCAAGGACATCCTATTGTCGTTCATAATACAGTGTCTGTAATGTGGTTGTGGAATCTCATTATGGAAAGTACATACAATAGAGCTGAACCAGGTGTGTTATTTCTCGATCGTGCAAACCACTTTCTTCCTCTTTCTTATGCTGAGACAGTATCCGCGACCAACCCTTGTGGCGAACAGGTCCTAGCTCCTGCAGGGGTGTGTAACCTCGCATCGATTAACCTTACACAATTCGTTAACACAGATCTTATGGATTTTGATTATGCCAAGATTGCAAAATATACAACATATCTAGTTCGCTTTCTTGATAACATTAATGATCTCACTGATGCTCCACTACCTCAGTATGAACATTCGATTCGTAATAAAAGACGAATTGGTGTTGGTATTCTTGGTTGGGGATCTGCATTATACATGTTGAAGACAAGATTCGCAAGCTCCAAAGCAAATGAATTTCGCGATCGTGCTATGGAAACAATTGCTAGAACGGCATATATGACATCAATAGATCTAGCGCAAGAAAAAGGAATGTTCTCATATTGTGATCCAATAAAACATTCACAAGGTCGATTCATAAAGAGTCTTAGTCTTCCAGATGAATACCTTGATAAACTTCTTAAGTATGGAATACGAAATAGCTCACTTTTGTCAATCCAACCAACAGGAAACACGTCAATTTTTGCCAACGTTGTCTCAGGTGGATTGGAACCAGTGTTTCTCCATGAATATGTTCGCACTGTAATTGTTGGAGACATGCCTGCCGAAATTGCACCTCAGACACCTCGTTGGTTTGAGGGGGCATGGCATGAAACGGAAATGTTCAAATTCACAACTGAAGGTGATGAAGAAATTCTCCGTGGTGTTGCTGATAATGGTACAGTTTACAAAATCGACAAGAATCGTGGTCTGACAAAAGAGGTTCTTTGTGAAGATTATGGTGTTCGTTTTATGAAGCATTGTGGTCAATGGGATCCAAATGCTGATTGGGCTGCAACAGCAATGAGTATGACCGTCAATGATCATGTTAATGACTTAATTGGTTTCGCTCGTTGGGTTGATAGTTCAATATCAAAGACGACAAACGTTCCCTATGACTATCCATTCGAACAATTTCAGAACATCTATATTGAGGCATATAAGTCTGGATACGTTAAGGGCGTAACAACATATCGTGCTGGTACAATGACAAATGTTCTTGCTGCAAAAGATGAAAAGGAAGCAACAAATGATGATGAAGAGATCATCCTACAGGATGTTAAAATGGGAGACTCGTCTGAAGCTTCAATGAAAGTTATGCGTGTTGAGGGCAAGAAATGGTACCTTACTGTTGTGTGGAATGAGACACGAACGCGTCCGTTTGCACTATTCATTCACACAAATCATCCGGAAAAGTCTACTACAACAAACGATGCTGTCGAAAGACTTCTTGAACTTGCTGAAAGAAAGGGAATACCACAACGACATATTGAGACTGTTTACGAAAAGATAGAAATTGACAACAATACAACGAAGATCACAAGAATGATTAGTTTGTGTCTTCGTCACGGTGTACTAATTAAGAATATTGTTGCAACACTCGATAAGGTTGAGAATGTATATGCTGGCTCGTTTTTGTTCCAGGTAACAAAATACCTAGCGACGTTCATTAGAGATGGGGAGAAAGTCGAAGGTGAGTTGTGTTTAGAGTGTGGTAGTGACAAAGTGATTTACACCGAAGGGTGCAAAAAATGTTTAAATTGTTCTAGTTCAAAGTGTGGTTAAATTCAGAATATTATAAATATTCCAAATGGGGGCTATATGAAAAAATTACTGATTGGTTTGTGTTTAATGATCGCGAGTTCAGTAGGATTGACTGCAACATGGGAGTATCTAGGAGTCGTTGGACCCATACAGGTGTATATCGACCGTGATAGTGTGACTATGCAAAACGACGGAACGTATCTTGCAGCAAAGATGGTTTTTGATAGACCACAAATAGTTAGTGGTTACTATGACACATCTCAAGATCGTGTTATTCCCTTTCCACCAAATACAGCAGTTGCTTATGTTATCTCACGTGTGTTTATTGCGTGCAACGAGAAAGGGTTCTACATAAACGACGAGACGCTTTATGGTGTTGACGGGAGAGAGATCTTCACCTACGTACCATCTAGATCAATCTTAACGGAAATTGCACCAAAGGCACCATCGGGGATGGTTTTTAACGTGGCGTGTGATTAAACTTTAAATATTAGTCTGGTCGAATAAAAAATGAACAATCACAATATTTGCATCCTACTGGATACATGCGATCATATGCATCAAAGTGCCTATAATAAGGATGTCCGCAAATACAAATGATACTGTCCCCATATTTGGGATTATAACTTAACCCTTCATAGGTCCTTCTGATAATTGACCGTATATAAGGTGGATTACCATCTTCGACAACATCTTCAATTGTCTGAAATGTTTCACGTTCATATTCAGGATATCTTCTAGTAGTCGTCATCGTCAAATCGTCCTTTTGTGTACGAGTCATCATATTCGAGGTCCTGTTCATCCTCGTTGACTGTTACTTGAGCCCATTCATAAACGGAACTAAAGATCCGATCGGACAATTCATCATAAATTGTCCCATCTTCTTGTTGTTCAATTCCAAAAACAACAATCCATTCCTCAACCTCTGTTTCGCTAACTTGTCTAACAAGTTCACTAATTCTGTAACTTGTTGTGCTGTGATGATGCTTACTCATTTTACTTTTTATTTAACTCCTGTGTTAATATTGTTCTAATAGATTCAGCAATCTCAATGCTGATATCCGATGTAGGATTATTGGACATCATCATAAGATCATGAACCGCTTCTACATCGTATGAGACCTTAATGTTCAATTCTTGTAATGGTATAAGCAATTGAGGATGAATTGAAATTGTTCCCAATGTAACCGATACTTCGTGAATAAGTCTGTCTAGAATATCATCTTTTGTCATAGTAGTGGTAACTTTGTAGTTTCTGAACCTAGTTTAACAATCAGATAATCTTTGTAGAGTTTGTCGAAAATATCAGCTGCATCAGCTAACTGTTCATATGGATTCAGTACTATTTCATTATCAGGTTCTAGATCGTCATAATACCCATCGAGCCAGTGTTTGATTTTTTGTATCATATTAGTCTCCATATTTTTTAAGGACTTCCTTGAGTTCTTTAATGTAGATCTTTCGTCTCTTGTCAGGATTGTTTAATAGATCAGCGTATTCAGCCTGACGTTTTTGTGCTTCGACAAGTTGCTGTTGCGTCTTTGCTTTTTCTTCCTGTGTAAATCTGTATATAGGGAGTTGGGCGATATAATCAAGATTGACAATGTTATGTTCACGTAAAAATGCAACAAGTTCATTCTTGTTCTTAATTATGCTTGCAACCTGTGCAACACCACTATCTATTGCTGTGATAATATCAACATACCTTTGGATCTCTTCGGCAACAAGATCGTACAATCTTTGATAGCGTGTGTGGTACCACTGAAGTCTCCAGTCACAAAATTTTTGAACGACTTCTGGAAACGATGTTAGCATGATTGCTTTATGGTCGAAATCAAGAACGTTCATGATTTCCGTTTCGGCATTGTATAGACCAAGAATACCAATAATCTGTATGTGTTGTTTTGCTGTTAGGAATCCTTTCGAGAATGTGATAACAATGTCTATCTTGTCCTTTGATTGATCCTCGTAATCAACAATACCAAACGCTTCTTTAAGGTTTAGTAGCTTTTCGTCAAACCTACTATGTGTCAACCCATAAGGAAGTTTCGTTACACGAAGCTGATTGTGTGAGAGAATAGTGTACTCACCCTCAAAAGTCCAACGAACGTTTGTTTCCTCTTCGCGTTTAATAGCACGGTTTTTTGTTGGTGTGAACTCTGGATATACGTCGTCAACAAACGGTGATCCTTCTAGATACGCAATTTGTGATGTGACGATGTCGGATAGTTTTCTTGGTAGAATGTCACACTTAAACCCAACAGCAATACCAGATGTTGGATTAAGAAGAACAACCGGAATTAGTGGAAGAAAGTGTTTTGGTTCTTCAAGAGTGTCATCATAGTTTGCAACCATTGGAACAATCTCAACGTCAACAAACACAACATCCTTCGTGAACGATGATAGTTTGACACTTGTGTAACGAGCTGCCCCAAACGAACCTGGTTCTAAGAGAGTGCCGAATGCTCCAATTCCATCAAGAATAGGTATATTGTTTACATATGGACCGGCAAGAGTGTTGACAGCATCTTCTGGACTCGCATGTGGGTGTATTGGCATTGTTGCACCCGCCAGGGTTGCGCTCTTTACCTTCTGACCATCACGAGCGGTCCACAGCACCCTTCTGTGACTAGGTTTAAACCCATCACAGATAGAAGGGATTGCTCGACTTGTTAGAACATACAAAGAAAACTCACGACGTTCGTCGTTAATATACTGGGAAGACGTCATTTATAGCTCTTTAACCTTCCGTATGGGTCTTGTAAGAGTAGGAACTTTGGTTTTATTGGCTTGTCCATACAGATCTCTCTATTAATTCCTCAATGGGATCATTTTCAGTGTTAAACCGACAGTCATGTTCTCGTAAAACGTACAACCTTTCGCCAATCGTATCAGCTACGATTTGTAATTTGGCTCCATCACGAGTTAGATCTAGGTCTCCAAACCAAACTTTGCCTTGACTTTTTGTGATAATATTTGCATTCCATACACAAACGTGACTTTTGGGTCCACTTTTACTTGCAGAGATCATTCGTCCAATGTGGAGGTTTTGTTCTTTTAGTAGTTCAGTTACATTGCTCATAATGTTTTCCGCAAAATTGTGCCTCAAGTAAATTAAAAAAAGCAGTTGCAGTTGCCTCTTCGTATATTTTCAAAGCAGATGCTATTGTCTCTTTGTATATTTTCAAAGCAGATGCTATTGTCTCTTTGTATATTTTCAAAGCAGTTGCAGTTGCCTCATTGTATATTTTCAAAGCAGGTGCAGTTGCTTCATTGTACATTTTCAAAGCAGGTGCAGTTGCCTCCTTGTATATTTTCAAAGCAGTTGTAATTGCCTCATTGTATATTTTCAAAGCAGGTGCTATTGCCTCATTGTATATTTTCAAAGCAGGTGCCTTATTGTATATTTCCAAAGCAGGTGCCTCATTGTATATTTTCAAAGCAGTTGTAATTGCCTCATTGTATATTTTCAAAGCAGATGTTCTTGCCTCATTGTATATTTTCAAAGCAGGTGCAGTTGCCTCTTCGTATATTTTCAAAGCAGGTGCCTCGTCGTGTATTTTCAAAGCAGGTGCTATTGCCTCATTGTATATTTTCAAAGCAGGTGCAGTTGCCTCCTTGTATATTGTTTTATACTTCGCAACTGCCTCTTCGTATATTTTCAAAGTAGCTGAATCTAAAAACCTTTTCATCCAGTGAACTTGCAATCCTGCGGCTAATGCTAAATCCCAATTGGTCTTATTAAATTTAGCACCGGCAGGAAAGGTTTTATTAAATAGGTCGATTTGATCCTGGCAAGCATCTTTAAGGTGTTCAGAGGAGGTAATTAACATTTGTTTTCACCATTACGATTCGGAACGTTTTCTTTGTTCCCCATAAATGTAAACTAGTTCGGCAATACTTTCTGGTTTTAATCCTTTTGTCTTTGCCACAAAATCTTGTACGAATGTATCAAGATCGTTATCAAATTCAAGTATGGGTGGTTCTTGAACTACCATTGTCATGTTGTGCTTTTTAATTAGATCAACAAGACTAATCGGAGTGTAATTAAGTTGTTCCACACTCACATTGACAACACGATCGAGACCGGTATTAATAGTGTGTGTATGTCCGTGAATGCTGTAGAACCCATCAGGCAAATATGCACGACAAGGATAGTGCATAAGAATCCAGTTATTAAATAAGTAGATGCTGTGGATCTCATCGAATTCCATGTTCTTTAGTTTGCCCTTACGATCAAGATCGTGGTTACCAAAGACAAGAATCTTATATCCATTCAGTCTACCTAGCACCTCATTTGTCTTTTCTGTTCCCGTAAACGATACGTCACCAAGCCAAAATATGACATCATCTACACCAACAACACTGTTGTAGTTAGCAATCATCTTTTCGGTCATCTCGGTAACATCTGCAAATGGACGATTGCTGTACTTGATGATGTTGTTATGATAAAAGTGTTGATCAGACCAAAACCAAATCTTTGATGGTTCTGTATACTCTATAACACGCTTATCCGTCTTGTAGATTGGTGTATGATTATACCAAACTTTTGCATCTGATGAACGAATTTGTGGGCGACCGCTGGGATCGTTTGCAGAGAAATTTCTCTGTTGTATTTCTTGTAAGTCAATATCAATGTACATATTTTTCTTCTTATATTTCTCTTGTTTCAAATGATTTGTCCCACTCACGATAATCTTCTGTAAGTTCTTCACCGTATGCAATGTTTGTTAATACAATACCATTCTTTATGTTTGGTGTTACACTATGGTTTATGAATCTGTCATTATCAAGTGGGAGATGCCAACAATCATCTTCTACGTTATAGTAAGCGTGATGGCGCAAAAACTTTTGGATCCTTAGATCTAACGTATCCAACGTATCTGATCGATAAATTGACTCAAACCCAGGGACCCAAACAGTTTCACCTTCTTTAATTGGTTCATCAGCAAATACACCAATTCCATGAATTGTACTAACACCTAGAAATGTTTTTTTGACTAACATTTTTCGATGACTTTCGTTTTTGGTTTATGGCCGTACTTAAGAAGATTGTTAAATGTCTTTGTTAGACTGTTGAGAACCCAATCGGTATCTGGTTCCCAGAACGAATGCCCATCAAGCCAAAAAGGCCAGTACCAATACTTAACACAAAATTGAAATCTGATGCCTAGATCGTCCAAACGTTTAATTAGTCTATATTTAACCCCATTGTCACCAGTACCTTCAAGTAAAATTCTACTATTATCACTGTGGAGTTTTTTTAGTCTTGTAGCCTCACACATATCTTTAACGAACTTTCGTGCTTCCTTTTCTGTCGAAACGAAGCCAATACGAGTAAACTGTCCTTTACCTATAAAGTAACTTTTCCTTTGGATTGCTTCATTGTTACTTTCTTCTGCATAATATGTCATTGATTATTCTCCATTAACCATAGTTTTCGTGCATCAGCACTTGGTCCAAATAATAATTCCAATACTCCTTCTATTTTACTATCATCCAAAATAGAGATCAACGTATCAGAATTCTGGTCGTTGAGAATGATTTCCCAATCAACCCTCTGCATCGAACCGAGTCCCTTTAAATATTCAATAGACCAATTCTTATACTTTTCCTTTTGTTGTTCGTATTTTGTTCTTGATGCAAAGTGAATTCGTTGTTTGTTTTTTGATGCAACAACATTTGGAGCAAGAAGTCTATGAACAAATGCAGGCTTCTTTGGATCGAACAACTCGGGCCAGAAACAATAGAATAAACAAACAAGAGTCGTGAATATATCAGCACCATCATAATCTGCGTCAGTTGCAATAATGACCTTTCCAAATCTCAACTGTTCACGAATTGCTGGTTGTCCTGGTGTAAGTCCGATTGATGCGAGTAGATCTGTAAGTTTGCCCATCTTTAAAACTTGAGCTACTGTTGACCCATAGACGTTGTTAATTTTCCCACCAAGTGGGAATGAAGCATCAGTATTTGGATTTCGTACCTCAACAAGAGAACTAGATGCTGATAAACCTTCTGTAACAAATAGTCTACATTGTGATCTTGGAATTCCTCTTCCAACTGCATCAAGAAGACCAATGGCCTTCTTCCTCATTTGTTTCTTGTGTTTGTTTATTGCTTCGCTGTTTTTATTAGTGTGATGACGAACTGCTGCTTCTTGAATTACAGCATCAATCCATGGTTTGAACTTCTTTGCAAAGTCCTTCCACTTGGTGTCAATCATCTCATCAAAATCCTTACGAAGTGTTGGACCTGTGAGTCTTGTCTTTGCTTGTGAGTCATATTGCGGATTTGAGATCTTTAGGATGCCAAACACTAAGAGACCTTTTCGAATGTCGTTCTTATTAACCTCACAACCAAGCTTCTTTGCTTGAGGTTGAATTGCTGTTAGTGCTTTATCGCAGAACGCATTAACGAATTGTGTGTTACAGATACCACCGTCAAATAGATACGAACTATTAACCCAAGTGAACACTCGTTCATCTAGAGACTCATGAGCTACTGGGACAACATACCACTCTATGCCTTTTGTTTCAAATTTGTAATAGTTTCCAAGATCCAGAGATGAGATGATGTCATCAAATCCTCTTCTAAACCTATATTCCTGTCCAGCATTGTAGCATACTGTAACAGTTGGATTATTGAACGCAATCTCTTTTGCCCTAGCATCGAGCATCGATTCGGGTAATGTAATATCTTTGAAAACTGTTGGATCAAGAACAAATTCTACTTTTGTTCCTGTTGAATTGTCTGGATTTGATTTCGTGACTGGTTTGCTGACACTTTCGCCACCATTTGAAAACACTTGATGATACTGTTGACCGTCTCTTTTGATATCAACCTTAAACTCAAGGCTACAAAAATTAGTACATGCTGCTCCAACTCCATTCATTCCAATAACACCAGCCTCTCGATCATTTGAGAAGTTTCTACCAGACCGAAGATGACCAAAAACAATCTCTGGTGTTGGTACTCCTGTTTCATGTTTTCCTATTGGAACACCACGACCAGTGTCGGATATCATATAGAACCCATTTTGAGGATTTGCAAAGATTTCCAGTCTTTTTATTGGATTTATAGTCTGTGCAAACTCGTCTATTGAGTTGTCGATAATCTCACCAATAGCCTTATAAACTGCAGGAATGAAACGAACGCGTTCAGTTTTGAACCCTTCGTTTGTGAATCTTGGGACGAGATAGTCTGTTGGTTCAGTACTACCGAGATAAACCGCTGTCCTTAGACGAACGTGTTCTCGGTCTGATAATGCCTTAATGTCCTTTTCTGTGTACGCTTTTTCCATTGTTGTTTCCCTTACTTTTTTCACAGTACAATTCTATAGCAATACGTGCCTCAAACCCAGTCATGGTTCTCTCGACAATTGATTGCAAAACATATATTGTTCCATACTTCGCAATTGCGTCACTTATATCCTTGCAACCACCAACGTCAGCGATTGATACAGACCATCCATTATCGAGTCCTTGATAGGCCATCTTATGACCATCACCACGACGATCAGGAATAACCACCTTTGGACGTTTTGATCTTGCTAAGACCTGTATCTGTTCTTTTGTGAGAACATTACTAAGTGTCGCAATTCCTCTGATGTGAAACGCATCAAAGAACCCTTCCACTATATAGAGTGGTTCGTCGGTGTTGCGTTCAATCTCATCGTAACCATAGAAGATCTTTTGTCTTCCGACAACATCTGTGTTCTTGTACTTGATTCTTTTTGGATCACCAGTTAGATCTCGACCCTGATAGAAGATCAGTCTTTGGTGATGATAAAATGGAATTATTAATCTATCGAGCCATCCCTTACAACCATCAGATTGATCATTATGTGCAACATAGAAAGGATAGTCTGATAATTTAATCTGCCGTCGGTCTAGTTCGTCGATAATTCTTCGATCATCTGTGTGGTCAAGTGGAACGAAGAAAGATGGTAGAGGTATCTCTTTTGGTACAAGGAGATTCTCTGTTTTTGTTTTTGGTTTCTTTGGTTGTTGTTTATTCTTATGAGCCTCAAAAACAATTCGATTATAGTCCTGTTCTGGAACACTAAACGCATTGAGGACAGCCTTCATCTTATCTGATAATCCCTGACCATCAAATACAGCCCGAGTATTACAGTTAAAGCAGTTATATGCTACACTGTTGTGATCAAATAAAAATCCACCTCTTCGTTTATGTTCATGGTCGTTACATACTAAACAACGAACAGTATGCCACCCTGATGGTGTTGGATTTCCTAAAACGACATGTTCTCTAATAATGTCTTCAAGAGTCATCGTCGACAATCAAACCACTCGAAGAATTGTTGACGGTTACTTTCGGTGGGATTAATATATGAAAATCCACATTTCGGATGCAATGACTCTTCAATTGAAAGAATTGGATCTGAGATAATTGTGAGAACTGTTTTGCAGGCACCAACATTACCATCAATGACGAAGAATGGTTGTTCGAGATTGAAGAATAGTTCTAGGTTCTTCCGATCAATTTCTTTTGCTTCTTCTTCGTTTTCGACACGTCCCTTTTGGGTATATTGTTTTACACGACGGATGAAAATGTTAATGTTTGTGTATGAGTTAAACACTTCGTTTATGAAAGGTAGAAAAGAAGGAAAGTAATCGTGTGGTGCATAAAGATGTGCGAACAATAGTGGACTATCCGTGATACAATATTTGACACCATATTGGACAAGACGTCTCAGACGATGGTGTTGTTTTGCAGAGATATAGTCCTGCTCTGTAAACATATGTGTTCGCTTTTGATACACTAGGTCTTTAGCAAACTCAGTGACAAGTTCAACATCATATAGTTTCATTTTCATTAGATGAAAGGTACCCGCTGCGGTTGTAGATTTACCGCTACCAGGACCTCCATAGAGATTGATGACAGTGAGGTCTTTATTGTCCATATTTCCCTCCGTGTTATTGTTAATGTAAGCATATCTTACACGAAGTAAATAGGGAAATCAACGAGTTACTTAATCTTTCCTGTCTTCTTTGCTGCCTTTGCCTTCTCTTCCTGAACTTCTGGATTCGAGAACATCTTTTTTAGACGCTTACGAACTTCATCAGAATCCATCCAAATATCCGTGCCACGAAGGACCGCATCTACTTCCTCCTGTGCAAGGAACGGCATTGCAATCTTCTTCATCAACTTTGCGAACCATTTATTCGTTGCATCAAGTTCAGCCTGTTGTTCATGTCCCTTTCCAACTACACCACCAGTATAGTGATGAAACATCATTAGGCAGTTTTCGTGAACTTGTAGTTCGTCACCAGAAAGAAAGATTAAAGTACCAAGAGAATAGGCTTTCGCTTCAAGAATCGTTACGACGTGAGCGTTTGTGGCTCTCATTGCGTTTATGATGTGCATTCCTGTATCGAGCCGTCCACCTGAGGTATTGAGGTGAATATACACTACATCGTTTTCTGTTGCTGTTAGAATTTTTGAGATCATTTCGACGTAGTCGCTAGGATCTCCAATCTCATCCATAACGAAGAAATGGTACTGCTTTAATATTGTTGACCTTTCTAATGTTTTATAGGCTGTAGTAGAGTGTTCTTCTTCTTCTTTTCTTTTGTTCTTGGTTGATTTTGCGTTATAGGACACTACTGTTTGTTTTTGTTCGTCCATTATACGTCCTTTTATTATTATTGAAGAACTGTGCAGCGGAATTGGGTAACAAGGCTCCGCTGCAAACCCCGTTGAGGCTTAGGCCGCTAGGCCAAGTTCCTCAAAATAGAATGCGTCATTTGCATTTACTCGTTTTATGCTGTTTACGACAGTCATCTCTCGGGTTGCGTAATAGCCTATTTACCGTCAATCGATACCATTGCAGGCCCATCAGAAACACTCTCACAGAAAGAGCTGTTGGTGGACCTGTCCGGAGTCGAACCGGAGTCTTGCTCGGCCTTACTACTACAACGTTTACAACCATTCTTAATGTATTTATTTTACTTCAAACTTTTACAGAAAGTCAACAACTAAAAGGTTACTAGTAATAGTCACGTAACGCTCAGGTTACATAAACACAAACAAATTGGGCACTTTGGTGCCCTTTACTTCCTCACATAATGTACGAAGTACAACTCGTCAGTTTCTTTACCATCCTTAATCGCGAAGTGCCGTGTAAGAATTTGGGTTGGGAAGATCTTATCGCAATTAAAATAGTGTTTTACTATAGTTAAATAGACGTTTTTAACTCTCGAAAAACTTTCAATAAACAGCTTTTGGCCCCCGAGAATGAACACAGTCTTTCCCTGTACTTGTTCATCTTGTAGAACCTTAATTAGTTCGTCTTTCTTTATTGCTCCAATTGGTTCAAATTCTGGATTTCTCGATAGGACATAACTTGTCCTGTTTGAAAGAAGTGGTTCATTACTAGTAATGGCCATCACAGGACTATTTTCAACCGTTCTGGTCCTCTGGTGCTTCATTACTAGTATTTCTTCATATGTGTGCCTACCCATAACAACAACGTGACCTTTCGTGAGCTGTTGGAACTGTTTCAGGTCTTCTTTGGCATAAGGTTCCCCCTTCCAAGGAATTTGGTAGTCCTTAGCAAACCCTCCTGCAAGATCGACTGCAACTATAATTGATACATCATCGTTTGTTAAGTTATTCATCAATAAGTTCTTTTTCTAGTTGTTGTATTAGTTCTTCCGTTAACCCCTCTGGTATAGTTTCTATTTCAAGTTTCATTATTGACCCAGTTAATTTTTAAGTCATTGTGATATTCACAATCAAACACAAGTTCAAAGTCGATTATCTGTAATTGAGACGAATTGAGCTCACCAACATCATACGACAAAGTTACATGTGGAATGTATATGTCGTGTTCATTAGTCGCCCTGTGCTCACTGAGCAGGAATTGATGGCGAGCAACAATTTTAGGACTTTGGAGTCTAACGACTAGACAATTGGTCTGAGGACCAGTTTGGTTTGTGGTAGAGGTTTTCCATATAGTGAATCGTTCGGGTATACATAGGTATGGCTCCTCTAATTGACCTGCTGGTACATAATCGGGAAGATATTTCCGACTGCATAGCAGTGTTACGTGAAAGGTTTCCTGTTTGGTGGGATTAGGAATTTCATTCTTAATACACCACTGTACAAGTTGTCGTGCTGTGTCCTTTGCTGCCCGTAGTCCTACAAACGTTCCTTTTTCTTGTTTTGGATCTTTTTGCTCCATTATTGTTGTTTCGTTTTCCTCATATTAGTTCTACTGCATCTATGTTATATGCAATATCTTTTGAGTACATACGACGAAACTGATTGGCATCAACTTTAAGTTCGAGAGTTTCTACGAAGGCAGATTCGTCGTTATTCTTCTTTGTGACGAACTCTTCGTAAATGGCCGGAGTTGGAAATGGATTTTTTTTAATCCATTGGATTCGGAACTCATGGAGTAATTCCATTAATCGATTGTGTTCCTCATTTGCTTCCTCAAGTTCTACAATCCTTTGTTCTAATTTTTCTGGGTCTGTTGATGCAAGTATGGGAACCTCACGATAATCGTCAAAGTCACCAGAACATTCCATTAGTAGGTAGATCATTGTTATTCTCCAATTTGTTGGCGCAGATCATCAACGCCAACTACAGTGATTCCTTTTGCTCGTGCTTTGTCGAGCTTGCCGCTTCTCTCGTTTGGGTTCTTCGCAACAACACATGTTGTTTTGCTTGTGACACCATCGCCAACAACACCACCGAGGCTTTCGATTGCAGCCTGAAGATCTTTATCACGGAACCCAGTGAACACATATACTTGTCCAGTTAGCGGACCACCAACACCACCAACTTTGTATTCTGACAGGGTAACAAACCCATTAATCTCTTCTAGGAATAGTTTATATTGAGGATATCCATCAACAATTTTTTCGGCTGTTGCTTCTTCAAACCCATCAATGCGAACAATTCTATACTCATCGCAGAAGATTGTTTCATCCCCTTGTACTGTTTCCCACAATTTCAACAATTTTCGTGTTCCAACTCCACGTCCGAACAATCCCGTGGCTGCCATTAGCACTGTTGGTTGAATGTGATTCAATTTAGCACGAATACTAGTATAGATCTTTTTACCGTTCTCACCAACGATATTCGTAAGTTGTCTCTCACTTGCCTTAATAATTGATACAGGACCTTTAACTCCAGCATCGAACAGTTTACGAATGTTTCCTTCTTTGAGGCCGTCAACACCAATCGTTGTGAAGAAACTTAGTGTTTTCTGGACGGCAATCTCGGGATGGTCCGATACAAGATATGCATCAACCATTGTATCTGTCCATTCCCATTCCCCGAGTTTCCAGAACTCTTTGTTCAGCCAATCGGGATAATCGTCCACTGGCATTGGCGCGACAACATCTGTAATGAAAGGAATCACATCACCAGATCTTGTGATCTTTATTCGTGCTCCAGGACCGATCTCATTGTCTCGAATAAATCCAGCATTGAATCCAGTTGCTCGAGAGATTGTCACACCGACAAGATCGACAGGATCCATGACAACTGTTGGTTTTAGGTAACCAGTCTTTGACACATTCCACTCAACTGCACGTACGGTTGTGATAGCAAGGTTTGACTCATCAGCAACTTTGTACTTCCGAGCATACTCAGGATCAAGTGTATCGGCTGTTTGTTTCAAATTCTCTCGTCCACGATTGAGATCAATTACAATCCCATCAAGTTCATACGGGCTAGTATTTTTGAGGATCTCAAGGTTTTTTGTTAGAACCTCATCAGTTAGACTTTCGCCTTCAGCCTTGAAGTGATTAGGAATCTTAAACCCGTTGCTTATCAAGATATTGAGTTGTTCATCTTTAGGCATAGTTGGACTATCAATTAGATCGTAGGCAACTATGTCAAGAAATGGAAGAGCTGGACTACTGTCTGATGCGTTCATCAAACCAGATACCATATTCCTCGGATTTTTATACTCTCTTTTTGCAGCCTTACACGCTGAATCGAACATACTCTTCTTAACAATCACCTCGCCTCGAACAGCACGAATTTTTCCTGGATTGACTGACTTAGGAAAGTCGATATACTTCATGTGTCGAGTGTTATCAGCACCCTCTGTACCGGATCTACCTTTGGAAAATGCTGCTGTAAACTGACCACTTTCATTGTAGATTAGGAGAATGCTGTTACCATCAAGCTTTTCAGTGATGATAAACTCTTCATTGACTAGATCGTGTTTGGAGACCCAATATTGTGCCTCACCTTCATAGATTTGAATTAATCCACCCATTGCATATGGGAGATCAACCTTACCACCACGTGTCTCACTTCCAATGATTGAGACGTCTTGTTTTATTGCGGTGAGATATCGCTCAAGAGCATCAAACTCTTCATCGATAATCAGTGATTCTTGTTCGCTGTTATAGTAAATCTCTTTGGCGACAAGATATAAATTCTTTAGTTCATCTTCAGTACAGTCAGTAAATGATGTTACTTTAAGTATGAACAATTCTCGTGCTAGTTTACCAGCTTCATCGGTACTGTTTATCATCTTTTTCTCGTCTAGATGCAACATGATATTCTCTTTTAAATTAAATCTCCACTTGAAAGAGTATTATACATCAATTCTTAACAAACGTCAACAGTTTTAGCGGATCAACCAAGATTCAGAGTCGTTGTCAATCTTGTTCCAACCATCAAAGACAAGTTTTAACGTAATTTCTTTATCATCACGGTCGACCTTCTGCAACCAACATCCAATCAGACTGTCCACATGTAACGTTCGTTTAATTGTAACATCGAACTTACACGTTGCATTCCACAGGCTTTGATTATAATCATTGTATACGTCTTCGATATATTGTTCAAATAGTTTGTACGTCTCTTCGTCACATAACGAAACGGTAATAACAACTGAACTGTAAGATATAGATGAAACATAACCACCAAAGGCAATAGTAGTTTTGGTACGTCCAAAGTCTTTAAACTCGATTAGATCAGTCATTGTTATGAACCGGTAGAAAACCCAATTGAGGTAATACCATCTCTTACCTGTAGTTCTACGAACGATTCGAGGAAAACGTGATGGAAATCACCAGTGTGTTTGATAGCCTTATCAAATTCCTTCCATGCATCAAGGTAAGTTGGATTTTCATAAGTGTTACTGGAGAATGCTTCTGTACCACACATGTCGTAAACAAAACGAACTTTCTTACCAAATCTCTCTGTACCAATTAACTCAGATGTGATATTAGAAACAGACCAAATTGCTTTAGTAATGCCATGCTCTTTCCCGAGCTTGTGCAAAGCAATATATTCATCTGCATCTTTTTTTACTTCCTCATCATAATATTCGTTTGATTTTGTTTGTTCTACAGAATTTAGTTCTAGTTTGGTATCCCTACAGACTACAGCCGTAAGATCAATTGAATATTGTGGAAGTGTCATCTGAAATGCATCTTCAACCATGCGTCGTATTGTATCATCGTTGTTATGAATCCATTCATAATTATAATTGACTGGATCGAAGTTATTCATTTCTGGTCCTTCAATTTCCATATGAATCTCGACAAAATATTTGCGTTTCATGTTTGACTCCTCAGTTATTTGATTGGTCAGCATCAATGACCGCTTTGACTGCGCGCCGTATCTGCTCGACTGTGAAGTGCTTTGGTTCGATTGATGATTCGTACACCACAAAGCTATCCTCAACGCCCCACCTAAGAATAGCCTTTCTAGCAGCGACTTTCTTTACTCGTCGACGTAGCGCCTTTCGAAGGCGATGCCTAGCTGGTCTTCCACTATTACCACTACCTAGCCACATTTTTCTATCGAAGTACTTCACTGTCAATTCTCCTATACACCTTGTTTATACTGCTACGTCCAATTTGATTGCTGGATGTGACAAATAATTTTCAACAACAAAGTCTTCATACTTAAAATCGTCAATGTCTATCACGCTACGGTTGAATTTGAAGTGTGGTGATGGATTTGGTATTCTTGTAATCTGTTCTTTAAGTTGCTCAATATGGTTCTCATAGATGTGGACATCACCACCATTCCAGGTTAGTTCACCAGGTAGCAAACCTGTTACATGAGCAACCATTCTCAGGAGGAAACTATACTGAACAATGTTAAATGGCACACCAAGCCCAACGTCACATGATCGTTGGTTGACTAGAAGTGATAGTTTTCCATTACCAACCCAAAATTGAAACGAGTAATGACATGGTGGTAGTTTTTGTTGTGGTAGTAACTCGGGGTGCCATGCTGTGACTAATAATCTTCGGTCATTTGGATTATTTTTCAATCGTTCAATTATTGTACCTAGCTGATCAATAGGACCATTTTTAGATGGCCACTTGCGCCACAACACACCATATACTGGACCAAGATCGCCCGTTTCGGGGTCGGCCCATTCTTGCCAAATTGTTGTTCCTGTTTTTCTGAGATCCCACTCATTCCCACTACCAGAAATCATCCACAAAAGTTCGTGAATGATACTTTTTGTGTGGACCTTTTTAGTTGTTAGTAAAGGAATTGTTCCATCACTAAGATCGAATTTCATTTGGTATCCAAATACACTATACGCACCGACTCCGGTACGATTTGGTTTTAGAATGCCGTTAGCGATAATGTGACTAACGAGATAACGATACTGATCGTCGTGATAATTGTAAGTGACTTTATCCATTTGTGATGTTCCTTTATGTTTTGATTTAGTCTATTGATATTTTCGGTTGTATAGTTTGACCAGCTTTCAATATACGCTGTCTGAGCTAATACGTCTCTATCGACATACACAGAAAGATCGCGCAACAATTCAATTAGGTCGTAATACTTTCCATCCTCAGCACGGAATGAGACACCTTTTGATGGACTAACTGTTCCAGGAGTTCCGACTTTGACTGCAAGTTCTCCAATATATGGAACAAATGCTCGTTGCATTACTTCTTTCTTAAACTTTCCACCAGTTGGATCTCGTTCCCATTCATCAACCGGAACCGGCTCAAGTCGTTCACCGCTTTGTTCCATCATATGAGCAATGGATTTTAATGTGGATTCAGGTAATTGTTGTTCTTCTGCCATAGTTATTCCCTTTAAACAGATCAATCTTATAGATCTTACTACATATTAAAAAGGTTATCAACGTGGACTTTAATTAAAGGACTTCGAAAAGATCCGACTCACTAACCCATTTCAAAGGGGTTGATGCGTGAACTGGTTTGATTTCAATGAGTGTTTTGATTACTTCTTTTCCAGAAGCTGAATGTGATGTCTTTTGAGCAATACGGCCTGTCTTAACGACCTCCACATTTTCATATATATAACTCTTTTCCAACATTGTTGACCTCATAAATACATGTGTTAGGAGACAATATGACTACTAGAAAAACAACCGAGCAGTTTATAATAGAATCTCGTACAATACATGGAAATATTTATGAATACAACCACGTGAAATACGTAACAGCACACAAAAAGGTTAAAATCAATTGTCCTATTCATGGTATATTCGAACAAATGCCAAATTGTCATCTTCATTATAAACAAGGATGTCCTAAATGTGGTGTTAAAAAGTCGCACTCCAAGACAACATTAACAAAGGACAAGTTCATTGTTAGAGCGTGTAATATACATGGCAACAAGTATGATTATAGTCAGATAGTTTATATTGATTACAATACACCTATTGAGATAATCTGTGATTGTCATGGATCGTTTCTTCAAACACCCAGCGTTCACCTTCGAGGCTCGGGTTGTTCTGTGTGTGGTTATGCTTCTAATAAGATAGGGACGGACGAGTTTATAAGAAGAGCAACACAAATTCATGGCACTAAGTACAATTATGATTTAGTTGAATTCGAACGAATTGACAGAAAAATTAAGATAGTCTGTCCAAATCATGGATTATTTTTACAACAACCACAATCACACTTGATAACAAAAGGTTGTCCACAATGTTCTAATGAAAAGAAAAGCGGTGGATTCTCCAATCAATATTTTGTGTTGTACCCCGAAGATAAGACACTAGATGCAATTGTCTACGTTGTTGAGTTATTATGTGACAATGAAAAATTTCTCAAGGTTGGTATTACAACCCAAACAACAATGAAACGATTTAGTGGACACCTACAATATAAGTTTCAAATCATATACCAATATAAATGTCAACTTTATTCTGCCTTTTTGTTGGAACAAAAAATTTTAGAATCATATTCACACTATCAATATGCACCAAAGCAAAAGTTTAAAGGTTGGACTGAATGTTTTTTATGTGAAAGCAAGGATGAAATTATTCAATCACTGAACGGGTCAATCGGCGATAGTATAATATAGGCCAAACTTTAAGACATGTCATTGTGATCCGAGCGAGAAGAATCGCATACCATATCGCGATTATTCCAGCAACATCATAATAGGGTAACAATTGAGTTGGAGATATAAATAGTAGTATACCAAGTATAGCAGTCATACCGATAACTACCCACCTAGAAATTCCAGCTATAGATCTAGAATAGTGTCTACGAGTTCGCACAAACATTGTAATTTCGTAAAGACCATATATCACAACAATACCCCAGACGAACAACATACCAATCCAGAACTTAAAAAGTGCTGGCATGAAGATATTGAAGAACCACAACAGCAGATCATTCATGTTGTACTTGTACTTGTTGGTATAGTTTTGCGAATGGTGTCATTGTATTAGTATCGATCTTATATGACGCATATCCAAACGCATTGCCAAACACGACAACGATCAAAGTAGCTTTGATCCAAAACTTGCGGCACATTTTTTGACGATCTATTTTAGTCATTGTTGAGTTAGAGAAAGGTGATTTAGTGTATTGTATTTATGTTAATGTATGTTAACACTTTGAAAACATAGTTTGATAAATAAGGGAAAGGAGCAACCATGACCAATAAGACCGAGAAGCCTTCAGAGGGTCTACAGATTCGAATACCACTGTCGTTAACAATCAAGGATGTAATTACATTTCTCGTACTCATTGTTACGTTAGCACTTGGATATGGTTCTTACCAGTCAAAGATTGTCATTATGGCTGAACAACAAGTTGCCTTACAAGAGATTAACAAAGATCACGAACGACAGATCAAGGACCTGCAAAATGAGCTTTCAGATCAACAAACAACAATTGCTGATCTGAAAGCAAGGTTGACTGCGACCGAAAAGTCGCTCGAAAGGTTGTGGGATCGTAGGAAGTAATTAGTCTCTTGTTTGTTCACTTGCTATAATCCACGAACGGACGAGATCACTTCGAACAATATCTTGTGGACCAAATTGAACCGTTGTGAATTCAGGCATCAACTTGATCGTCCTTAAGAATCTTTCGATTCCTGATCTATCTCCGTTCTTTTTTGAATGAAGATCATTTTGCGCATGGTCTCCAGCGAAAAGTACCCTTGAGTTTCTACCAACACGCGTCATTACTGTATTAAGTTCGTGATATGTCATGTCCTGACATTCGTCGACGACAATGATGGAATTATCCCACGTTAGACCACGTAAATATGATGTAGTCATAAACCTTACAAGCCCAGCAGTCTTAAGATCGTCATACGTTGACACTCGATTAAACAGTTCAGCAAATAGATCAACATATGCAACCTCATACATTCGAGTCTTTTCTTCATATGTTCCTGGCATAAAACCAAGATCGCGAGTTGGAACTGCAGAACGGATTAAAATGAGACGATTTTGTGGACGATTAGGATCAATGATATCACACATTGCTAGATACAATGAGAGGAACGACTTACCTGTTCCAGCTGATCCGTATACGCAGAGTTGATCACCCTGATAATACTGACGGAACATTGCTTGTTGATTTTCTGTTAGAGGTTGTACATTTCTTAAGTCATGCTTAGTCCATTTTTTCTTCTGTGGACCACGGTTAATGGCATCTATGTTATTTGTTATCATCTGTAGGTTTTGCTGCT